CTTAAAACGTGGAATTTTAGCTACTTCAGCTCTTGCAGCAGCAAGTGCTTCTTGAGCATTCTTTGAAAGGTAAGTTGATTTACCAGAAGCATGTTCAAGAGATGCAACTAAACCAAGTATTGCTTCACGTGCTGCTTGAAGTTGTGGTGATCCAAGTTCTCCATCACCTGGATCACTGCCATCAATCGCGCCTTTAATTAGCTTAAGAAAGAATACAGTACTTTTAAGTTTACCGCGGCGAAAAGCTGGATGCTCTTTTACCGTTTCATCGTGGTTTGGATTGTCAAGATAGCTTTCGCTCATATAGTTATTTACACTACTCTACAAATTATGCAAATAGATCATGCAAATAAGTCGAAAAGTTCTGTCTTTACATTTTCAGAAGGCTTACGAATATTCCAACCAACATTATCATAAAAACGAGCAATAGACTGAAAGAGAATCTTATCAAACATTTTCTCATAGTCAATCTTAAAAGACTCGTTAAACTCTTCTGGCCAATCATACTTAAAGCCCATTGATGCAAGACCATATCTATTAGGTTGTTCAATATATAAGAACCGTACTTTATCACCAGAGGATAAGTGCTCATACTTATTACCAGTCTCAAGCTTACTAAGCATCTGATTATAGAAGTAAGCTGACTTTGCATGTACAGGCATACCTTTTACAGTACGCCATTCATTACATTGATTAGAATACTTTTCATATCCTTTAACACCCATAACGAATGCTAATTCTTCATGCTTAAGAGTCTTAAAAGTATCATATGCTTCATTAAACATCTTATTAGTCTTAGCAAGTGACTTTGTAGTCATCATGGTTTCAATGATACCTTTAGCATAAGGCTTAATAGCATCTGGCATTGTAGTACGAACAACCTCAACACCTGTATACTTAAACTTATCAACCTTAATACCCTCATCATCGAGGATATGTAGTACATATCGCTTCTTCTGCAAGAACAATCCGATATCAGCAATCATCTCACGCTTGAATACAAATCGCGGATCTTTAGTTAGTAGAGACTTTTCAGCCCACGTCTTCATCCCTGTATTAAGGTAATCCTCAATCTTCTGAATCTCAGTATAGGTATCCTCATGAATAAGACCTTTCTCTTTATCTTTCCAGAACTTAATACCACTTTCAATAAGAGGAGTAATAGATATATAAGATGAGTCTGTATCATTATAGATAATACACTCTTCAAGGTCATGATCACTAATCTCTGTAGTGATATTATCACGAATATATTTCTTAAGCTGCTTATTAGACTCCTTAATAACAGCCTGACCAGTTAGAGTAACAGAAGCAGCAATATCATCATCACCAATAGGAGCATTTTTATTGCCCATATACCCATAACAAGAGTTAATTAAAATCTTAATAACCATTTGCGATGTATTAAGACGTTCTACTTCATACTTAAGGTTAATATTACCCGGATCTTTCTTCTCAGCCTGCAAACACTTAAACAACTCCTTCTTAATAATGACTCGCTTATTATAGTAATACTCTAAAAACTCCGGAATGATGCCTTGCTTCTTCTGACTGAATAAGAACCCTGACTTTGCAAGAGCACACTCTTCATCTTTTAAGAACTTAACAAAGTCTTTCTTACTAAGTTTAAACTCTCTACCAGACGTATGTTGAATGGTAACCTCATTACCATCATTATTCACAATCTTACCAATCTTAGTTTCATGTGAGGTATTAAGAGAGATCATCACCATAGGATATAGTGAGTTAGCATCAAAAGAGATAACATTCTCTTTGAACCCACGTTTCGGCTCAGCGACATATGCGCCTGGATTTTTATGATCTTTATTACCCCCACGAACGAATGTAGCAATAATTTCATCTCGATTACGTGCTCGAATAGTCAATGCACCATTAATAACTCCAATAGTACCCATGGCACCTTCAAGCGTAGTTAGACCGACGTATGATAGCATTCGAAGTAAGGGCATATATTGAAGCTTCTCCTCTAACTCGACGAGCAGGTTAACATCCTGAATGTTGTAGTCGATAAACTTATTCCAATCTTGATCAGCTAACTCGTGAAGAGCAAGTCCTTCGTAGTCAATCTTTTTCTGCCCAAGCTCAAGCTCACCGATAGCATCAAGTTTATAAGATGGTCGCAACTTAAGACAGAAGCGCCTATATACCTCAAGATAATCAAGATTAGCTACACCATCAAAGTAGTAACGCTTTTGCTCCTGGCCAAATTTACCAAGCTTCATTCTAAAGTAAACATTACGTAAAGGTGAAAGCTTATCAACATACTCTTGACCTAGTATACGCTCCATACGATTAATAATATATGGAATATCAAAGAACTCCGAGTTCCAACCACTTAAGATATCCGGATACTGCTTTTCAAAGTACTTAAGGAATGCGATAAACATCTCACGCTCACTCTTACAGTAAGTATATACAAGATCTTCACGACCTTCACCTGTATAAGGCTTAATACCAAACGTATGAAACTTCTTACTGAAGTTATCCCAACAAGTAATAACATTACAAACATGAGTAGGATCATCTACATCTGGAAAACTATCAACCGAGTATGTCTCAATATCAATAAAGCAATACTTAATAGGATGACTAGTAAACTCAGGCTTCTCATTATCTTTCCAATACATATCGAGAAGAAATTGCTGAATTGGTGGAGCATTCTCAAATAATCTCTTTACACCAGAGTTATTAATGAACTTATAGCGATCATACCCAGTATTAAATGTACGCTTCTTAACTTTAGTACCAAAAATAGAAGTCTTATCACCTCGTGGATCTTCTGTATAGAGATAAGGTTCGAACGAACTCTCACCACGCGTTCGATTACCATCTTTATCCCACCCAAATAAGGTTACAGTACCTTCACGGCCATTATATACAACATTACGATACATCTATAATAATTATACCGGTGTTCCTTTAAAAGGCAAGCCGTATTAAGGGTTCCACCTCTTAAGATACTTACGCTTCGGTGACCCATAATCAGTCATAAGAGCCTCCATATGTGCTCCAACGTTTTCATTAAGTTCTAGAGTCCGAGCGGCGCCAATATCACGTAGTTGACCAATATTTCTAAAGTACCTCTTACGATTTTTGTAGTTTACAATCCAATCAAGTTTCTCTTCAAACTCTTCTGGTGTTTTAAACTTGAGATCATCAGGCGCGCCTTCATATGTATGCATATCCTGACACAGGCATGGAATACCTAATGTACATGCTTCAATAAACTTAATATCTGACTTTGAGTTATTGAAGTTATTAACGGTTAGAGGAGCTACCATCAGCTGTGCACCTAGATTAGCGATAAAATTAGGGTAATCAAGAAGACTTTTCCATGCATGAAACTCAATCTTACCAGCCTTAACAAGATCTGCTAGTGGTGGTGGGAATGCTCCAACAAAAACCCATTGATACTTATTCACAGTCTTACGAATAACTCCATTAACAGCTGACATATCATCTACACCACCATTTTTATTACTAACATCGTAATGAGCACCAGAGCCAGTATAGAGAATACGTGGCTTCTTTTTATGTTTTTCAAGTGCTTGCTGAACTCGACCTCGATTGAATAGATATCCCATCCAGTTATTAGGCACAAAGTTTGGAATAACAGTTATCTTCTTATTGGTAAGTTTTGATTGAAAGAGCTTACGCATAAAGTCACATGTAACGGTAATCTCATCAGCCAGATCCATAATCTGAATACAGTTATCACGAACTTCAGCTGTATCGAATGCAAACTTAAACTTATTATAGTCTGGAATTTCTTCACGAAATACAACATCATCAACCTCATAGATGATCTTAAATCCATGCTCTTGCTGCACCTTCTTAAGATGCTTAACAAAATCTACTTGTGACTTTGAAGCTTGTCGTTGAAGCTTAACACACTTAACCCCTTGATACCAACGTGGATCAGCTACCATTGCTGTAGTGGATTGACTAATACCTCGCTGCGTCATATTAATGACTTGCTCAGGCCAAAGTATACGCCAATGACCGCATCCGGAATAGTCAGCTAGGTAGTTAACAAATCGTGGTAGTGATTGCTCACGAGGTTCGGCTTTCTTTGGTTTCTTTTGTGGACCTGAGAATGGACTTGCAAGTGGTGAACCAAATGGTTTAGGGAAAGGGTTAGTTCCAATCATCTTAAATATATATGCTACTGTTCATTATAATCTACTCGTCGCGATATGCCATTTTCTTTTTCAATAAAAACAACTTCTCCGGTTACAGCTTTAATAGATTCTTTACGATGTGAGATGACAATTGAGCATTCATCAAGCTCTTCAGTCCTCTCTTGAAGTATTTGTGTTACTAGTTCAATACCCTTTTCATCGAAGGATGAGTCAAACAGCTCATCATAGATAGCAAGATTATACTTAACACCACCTTGTAAACGTCTCATATCAGAGAATGTAAACAGGCAAGCAAGGTCAATAGCCTTACGCTCAGCTCCAGAGAAATTAAAGTATGAACATACTTTATTCTTTTCGTTTGTAATCTCTTCTTCAAAGTACTCGTTAAATATACAAATCGAATTAGCATCAAGCTGCCGTAAATATGTTAAAAGCTTATTGTTAAGAAGTTCAAGTAGCTTATTCACAATAAACGATTTAACACCTTCTTCTGATACAACGTACTTAACAAGGTCTAGATTAGCGAGAGACTTTCTCAATGATTCAACTGCTGCTTCTGTTTCAGTTAACCGATCACCAGTTTGATTAATAAGTATATCGAAGTCTGTATCAGTATTATCAACAGCATTAAGATCAATTTCAAGCTCTGCTAGCCATTCATCTAGCTGACTAATACGTTGATTAAGACTTTCACGCTTTTGATTAGCTAATTTAGCTTCAGACAGTTTATTTGTATTATTACTAATAGCATTCTGAACTACAGTCTTTATAGATTTTGCATTTTCAAGAACTTCACTAATGCCTTTAATATCAGCTCCAAATTTAATAAGTCTATCTTTAAGATCTGCTTTCTCATTTACTAGATGTTCTACATCATGATCATCCATTGGACGTAAACATACTGGACACTCCGCTTCATCAGTACCAATTTTACTATAAGTTGCTTTACTATGAGAGAGCTCTGCCTTCTTTGTACTAACTTCTGCAATCTTTTCACCAATTTTACCTTCAATAAAACTAAGCTTATCTTTAAGGGTGTTGATTGTACCTTCAATTTCAGAAGTGTCTTGATCTTTAAATTCATCTAACCTACTTATAAGTCTAGTTTTCTCTTCAGTGTTATTATTCTTACGCTCAATATATAGTTGCTTCTTTTCTATACGCTTATTTATTATAGCCTCTTTCTGCTTATTAAAGTTATTTAGTTGATGCTTAATCTCTGTAAGTTTAGTTACTTCAATATCATGATCACGTTTTATTTCGTTATATTCAACACGAAGTTGAGTTAACATCTGACTGAACACTTCCATGCCGAATATATCCTCGATAAACTTACGCTTTTCAAGTTTACTCTTTGCCATGAAAGGCACTGCATTGTTAACTGTCATAATAACACAGTTCTGAAAGATAGAAGGTGTAGCACTCGTTACATCACAAATAAACTTATTCGTATTACCAATACTATCACGAGTAATATCTACACCATCTTTAAAAATAAATACCTTTGAAGGATTTAAAGTACGTACAATCTTATATTGTATAGTCTCTTTTGGTAATACAACTTCAAAGTCTAACTCAACATGTGTCTTACCACCTGTAATGTTATTAGGTATAAGATCCTTCTTTAGCTCACGAAGCGTATCACCGAAGATAGCAAAGTAAATAGAGTCTGCAATGGTGCTCTTACCAATCGCATTACGTCGATCTGGCTTATCTTTATTTGTACCTGTTATAACATGAAGACCTTTAGTAAAATCAACTGTTATTGGCTCTTCACCTACTGAAAGGAAGTGCTGGATAGCAACTCTGGTAAAATTAACTTTTTTCATCGCTTACAACGTTCGTATAGACCAAGTGTATAGTCAATAACCTCTTTTGCATTATCTAATTCCATTGTATCAATAAATTCTACAATGGCTTGTTCAATATTAACGCCTGAAAGATCCTCAACTGCATCTCTATTATCTAGTATTCTATTAAAGTTAATATCATAATCAACTGACAGTTGCTCAGGCTTGAGTTTTGCTACAACAGAAGATAGAATATCCATATCTTCTTGTGAGATGTTCTTATCAATCTTAAGTTTAACAATATTATTTCTAATCTTGTTTGCAATAATTGGTGTAATATCACCTACTTCAACAAGCTCACTTAAATAAATTTTTTCGTAGCAAGGTGATACTGTATTTTCAAAGAACTCATACTCCATTGTATCAAGATCTAAGATGTGGTAACCTTTTGTATTACCAGCATCACCAAAATCCATATGGAATGGATTACCTACATATAAAATAGTACCAGCACCAAACTGCTTTTCATGACGGGTATGGAAGTGACCAGATATAATTAAGGAAGACTTCTTAAGAAGGTCTTTAATACTTACACCTTCTTCACATACTTTGAAAGCATTCATCTTGAATGTTTCAATTTCAAAGTGACCAAATACTACATCACTTTCTTCGATAACACTTGTAGGTGTATTCCATGGACAGAAAGAGAGCTTCTTATCAAAGGCTTCCATGGTCTGATACTGTTCGAGTACAGTTACATTATGTCTATTCCTGAAAATAGAAAGTGAGTTAACATCTGTCCTATGCTTATAGTAAATATCATGATTGCCAGTAATAGCAATAAGATTAAACTCCTTAAATAGGTCTAAGATATCTGCAGATACTTGAAGAGTATTAACGGATATCTCAGAGCGGTTGTGATGCCAGTCACCACAAAATATAATATCTTTAATACCTTTAGTACGACATTCTTCCCGAAACCAAAGCGCCCAGTCCATGGCATAGCTATGCCAGTCAGTACTATTGGAATGTATACCAAGATGAAGATCGCTAAAAATAGCAACTTTACTTTTTTTAATAGTCGGAATCATCATCAACAGGCTTCACATAAACATGCCCGTGAGTATTATCAGGATTGCTCATATACTCATCATATATTTTTTCCTTATATGAAGTAATAGTCTGGTGATGCTTTTTCTCTTTCTTAATTCGATTGATAAAGGCATGGTATGCAATTGTAGTGAAGTATGAAAAGGGATTTGAATTATTCTCAAACTTATACTTTTTATACTTCAATGCTGCATACATCTTAATTAATGAATCACCAATCATATCGTCTTTATAAGAGTAATTAATAAAGGATCCATTATAGCTCAAACCATATGCAATTTTCTTAATATTCTCAGCCAAGTCATCAGTAAGTACATCAGTATCGTAATACGCGCTTAAGCTTGCCTTGAACTCAGCAGGCTTAATGTAGTACTCTTTTTTATCAGTCTTACTCATATATAACTTAATTATAGCTACGCTATTAAAGATATCAACTACTAAGTTGCACCTCTATGTATTCAATCTTCTCTTTATCATATATGGTCTTACGCTTGTCGCAATGAGCTTGTCCATATTTGAGTTGATCGCATAAGTCAAATATGATTAGCTTCTCTTTTGCGGCATGCTTACGGAGACCACGTCCAATTGACTGAACTGTTCTAATAAATGACTTACCTCCTGCTGCAAATATGATGTTGTGAAGATTCTTAATGTTAACACCAGTAGAAAAGATAGCACTGATAGCAACACAGACAACATTAGAGTCTTTCTCCATAACTTTCTTAATTCTCTCACGCTCTTCAACATCTACTTCACCTCTAATAAAGAAGACTTGCTTATCTTTAAACTTCTGAAAGCACTCTTCAAGGATCTCTCCATGAGCAATATGGTTAACCAATATTAGTGTATTGTTTTGTAGCTTACTGACAAGCTGTGTTATGATATGATTACGACTTTCACTTTCATAAATATATTCTAACTCATCTCTATAACCATTTGGTCCAGAGAAGCGAGGTGCAGCAGATCCATAACCAATATTAAGAATCTTTACAGATACATTAGCTAGGAAGTCTTCATCTCGAAGCTCTGCACTCGACTTTTCATAAATGACTGGTCCGAGCTTACCAATAATTGACCATTTGTTAAGTTGATCTTCAGGAAGTGTTCCTGTAAATCCGAACTTATTAGGAGTTTTAATTTGCTGAACAATCTTTGAGATCTTATTACCAGCTGAAATTTTATGACACTCATCAACAACAAGTATATCGATATGCCTCAACCAATCATTATCTTCAAACCTGCTTTGAATGATGCCTATATTAGCAATGATTACATTTGCGGTAAGGTCTGGTTTATCTTTGCCAGTCCACTTTGTTAGCTTGTATGTTGTACCACAATTTAGAAACTCTTCATATGTCTGTGTAACCAAACCAAGATCTGGAACAAGCATTAAGCATTTAAAAGTATCCATATCCTTTGAAGCTCTAAAGCAGTTTTCAATCAATGCGGCTGTGGTAAAAGTCTTACCAGCACCAGTTCCGAGTACACATGTACCTGTTCCAAGCTTAAGTGCTTTACGAATTACCTCTTCCTGATAGTTACGAAGTGTAAAGTTAAAGTCGTTTACCATCTCAATGTTAAGACCTACCTTAAGAGCTTTAGCAAGTGCAGCTGATATTTCAACTGACTCATTAATTTGCTGCTTGATAAGGTACTGGCGAATTTCCCAGTACAATCCTAACTCTGATTGACCTGTTGGAGTAATGACATATTTTCTTCTTGGAGCGAATCGACCACGACCTCTTGCAAATCTTGCACCTGTATTTTCTACAGAGAAATGTTCACGAATATTTTCAAATAGATCTATATCCGAACACTTTAAAATTAGCTTACCGGGTTGTCTAGGTGTACTCTTTTTATAATCAAATTCTATAGCCATTACATCTGCTCCATTTTAATTAACTCAACAACATTCTTAATATCAAAGCCCATCGCAGACATTGCCTTCTCAACCTTCTCTAAATATTGGATTATCATATCCAACTCTTGAAGCCTGGTTGTTAAAGCAGTAAGTGACTCATGCCTTTCAGCTGCTTGTTCTGCAGATGCGTGTGAGAGTTTAACGGGTGAGTTGGCAATTACCTCTACAGTAATGTTACGCTTAAGTTGTTTCTTCTTCTCAAAGGTTTGATTACGTTCAATCTTCGCTTCAATCAGACGAGCTACCCAATAATGCTTACGAGCAGGTAGACGTAAGCTTTGTTCCTTGATGTTGAAATCATCTAGAACAAGATCCTTACCGACTTCCTCTATATAACGTTGTAGCTGCTCCATTCACTATATAGTATGTATACAAAAGTAGAGAAATCAACTATTTACATTAAATAATAATATGAGTGAGTTTATTAAATTTGCAGAATACTTTAAAGAGAGTATAACAACAACTGATGCTGGTATTAGTGGTGATGGCTCAGGATTCTCACCAAATAACTCAACATCTAGTGATTCTTATGCAACTGGTGATGCACGTGTACCGGTTTCAATCTTCGGTAAGGGTAAAATATTTCAGAGGTTAAAGAAAAAGAAAAAGAAGAAGAATAATGAAGAAAGTGAAGAACAGCGTATAGATGATAAGTGCTGGGATGGATATAAAAAGATAGGTACAAAGAAGAAAGGTAAAATGCGTGTTAATGATTGCGTTAAAGAAGCTAGAGAAGCTCCTAAGGGTCAACATTTTACAAAGGGTGGTAACCTAGCTCCAGGTGGTCCTAATACAGATGGTAATCCATATGGTGGACCATTTTACAAATCAGACCCTACATACGTTAATCCTAATGCTTCTGATGAAGAGTTAGAGGGTAAGGGAGATACAGTAGACATTACGCTACCAAGAGAGCTTGCTGATGTACTTCATGAGCTTCTTATGAATGCTACATCAGAGGAAGCTGTTGAGGATTATTCAGATTTACCAGAAGAAGATGCTGAGTATCAAGGTAGAAAAGTAACACTTAATAAGCCTACAAGAGGTGATGTTAAGAAGTTTAAGGTTTATGTTAAAGATCCAAAGACTGGGAATGTAAAGAAAGTCAATTTTGGTCATGGTGGTACATCTGCTAAAAGGAAAACAATGAGAATCCGTAAGAGTAATCCAAAAGCTCGTAAGTCTTTTAGAGCACGTCATAAGTGTGATCAGAAGAAGAGTAAGTTGACAGCTGGATATTGGTCATGTAAGAAGTGGTAATATGAAAAAGTTTAAAGAATATTATACAGAAGGTTTATTTAATGCAACTGCACGTGCAGCTACTGGAGTAGGTCATTTAGCTTTAGATGTTGTTGGATTAATCCCAGGTGTTGGAGAGATAGCTGATGCTACTAACGCAGCTTGGTATGCAGGTGAAGCAGCATTAGAGTCTGATCCTGAGGAAAAGAAAAGCAAATATTTGATGGCTGCTTTATCTCTTATATCTGTTATACCTATTTTAGGTGATGCAATAGGTAAGGGTGGTAAATTATCAGCTTATATTGCTAAAGGGGCAAAAACTGTAAAGGGTACAGGTAAGGCAGGTAGAGTGGTAGCAAAAGGTATGATAAAGGGTACCAAAGCAGTTAGAACAGCTACTAAAATTGCTGGCCCTAAAGTTATAAAAGCTCAACAAGCTATAACAAAGAATAAACACTTGATTGATAAAGTTTTTACTAAAGCATCTGAAAATGAAAAATTAGCTCCACACGTTACAGGTATGAAAGATGCTATATCTGATTTTATTAGTGGTTCGAGCGAATCTACAATGCCTGTATGAATAAAAGTGCTAAGTATTAATGAAAGATGACGCACAAACAGGTATAGAGTTTATTTATAATATGCGAGAGCATTTAGTTGACGTAAGCGTAGCAACAGTTTACGGACTAGTAGTATATGCAATTTACCTGTGGCTTAAAAGGACATTAAAATAAAATGATGTGGATAAATAGATTATACAATCAATATCGTAACCTGACACATATAAGAAGTGGTAATGAGTGATCTTGGTCATTGGACTTGTGAGGATGAGTGGGATGAACTCCCATTTGGCTTCGTTTACCTGATTACTAACACTGTATCAGGTATGAAGTACATTGGTAAGAAGCAGATTGAGAGGAAAACAAGGAGAAAGCCTTTAAAAGGTAAAAAACGTAAGAGAATCTTCATTGGAGAGTCGGATTGGAAGACATATACAGGGTCATCTGACAGATTGAATGCAGATATCAAGAAACTTGGTAAGAAGAAGTTCAAATTTGAGATAATCCGCAGTTGTGGTGCTAAAAGTGAGCTTGCCTATATGGAAACCTTGTACCAGTTTCAAGCTGAAGCACTTTTTAGCGAAGAATACTACAACGGTATCATGAATATACGAATTGGCAAGGTTAAATTTACAAAGAGACCACCAAAGTTGTTGCTTTCGTAAGAGTCTATGCCATAATTGTGGTGGAGACCTAAAATGCCTGTAAATACAACACATCACGAGCTACGCAGCTACTTCGATATTGATAATAATGTTGAATATGTGAACTTGACACCGTTTTTAGAGCATTCCTTTAACGAATATAACATTTTTGTTGTTGATAATGAGCTTATTAAG